GCGATTACCGCGCAACTGGTCACATTTGTCGCGCTAGCCGCCTCGGAAGCCCCCGATATCCCGATTTTGAACGGTCTGACCGGGCTGTTAGGGACGTTTTCCGATACAGAACAGCCCGATACCACGCATTTCCCCGGTCTAACTGGTCTGCTTGGCCAATTGGCCATAATTGAGGCAGCCGACGACACGGTTTTCTCCGGTGGTATAGTCGGCTACGCGGTGCTCGATGCGGTCGAACCGCCAGATCGCGCTGTTATCCTGGCACAGGCCGGGTTTGGCGTCATCGCGATACCGGGTCCGGTACAGCCTGCCCGCCCGCCGCATCAGATCACCCCGGACGACGACGCTCGAGAGATTTTTACCACTGGTCCGGGCCGCGTTGCAGGACCAACCCCCGGCATAAGCAATGGCCGGGTGGTGAGCGAGCCGACAACCGGCAATGGGCGGGTTGTGCAATCAACCCCGAGACGGAGGGTAGCTTAATGGCAACCAGTTTTGGTCCGATCCTACCCGCTCCGGTGCGCGACTTTTTTGTCTTTGATCTGACGACGCAGATCGGCCCGACCGGGGCGATCACCGGGGTCGCGTGGGTGTGCAGCGTCGAAGCCTATTCGCCAACGCCCGATCCAGACGCCGGGGACCGGATCATCGGCACACCGACCTTTGATTCGTACAAGACCTCGGCGCTGTGCGGCGACATGGTCGATCAGGTCATCTACGAATTAAAGGTCACCGCCTCGATTGACGATGGCCGGATTCTGGTGACCTCTGGCGAAGTGCTGTGCGCCGAAGAGCCAGCCGCGATGGCTCCAATCGTCATCGACGGCGTGGTGCAGTTCAACTACCTGCACTTCATCACGCAGTACCCGGAGTTCGCCAACATGGACCCGGATATGGCGCAGGCTTACTGGGATGAAGCCTGCATCCTGTTTCGCAACGATCTGACTTCCCCGGAACAGGATTACACCAACCGCCGGGAAATCCTCGAGCTGATGACGGCGCACTGCATCGCGCTGTTTGCCCCCGCCCCCTACGGCAAGGGTTCCGGGGCCAGTTCTGTCGGGCGGGTAACTTCCAAAAGCGTCAACGGCGTGTCGGTCAGCTACGATGTCAACTTCCCCGGCACATCCGGCACCGAGACGTGGTGGCTTCAGACCCAGTACGGCGCAAAAGCCTGGAGAATCCTGGCTCCGTACCGGACGATGCACTATCTGCCACCGTATTTCAGCCACCTGCCGCGTCGCCCAGCGGTGCCGTTCCCCTATAGCTGGCGGTGGTAAATGCGTGGCTGGCTGCCCCCGGAGATCGCCCGCAGCCGCTGGCGTCCGACCGCCGCCGAACGCCGCCAGCTTCGCCAGGAAGCGCAGCATTGGCGCAATGTCCGCAAGGTCGAGAGCCGCTACGGCGCGCAGTTGCGGCGGATCGCCCGCATGGTGGCGGATATCATCGAGCAGTACCCGGTGGGGGACCAGTACGGTGCGGATCTCCTGGCTGGAGCCTTGCAACAGTACGCTGAATCGTTGGACCCGTGGGCGCGCGCCGTCGCCTCAAAGATGATCGCCGAGGTCGCCCGCCGCGATGCCACCGCGTGGTTCCGCACCTCGCTGGAGATCGGCAAGGGGCTGCACCAAGAGATCCAGAACGCGCCAATCGGGCCGGTCATCGCGCAGATCCTTGAGGATCAGGTGGCGCTGATCACCTCGATCCCGATTGAGGCTGGGCGGGAAGTGCAGAAGAGAACCCGCGAGCACGTTGCCAGCGGCAGGCGATACGATAGCATTGTCAAAGAAATCCGCCAGATGCATCAGGTGACACGCAATCGTGCCACGCTGATCGCGCGCACCGAAACTGCCAAAGCTTCAACCGCTCTGGTGCAGGCCAGATCCAAGTATATCGGGGCCGACGAGTACATCTGGCACAGCGTGCAAGACCGCGATGTGCGCCCGATGCACCAAAAGCTAAATGGCACGCGGCAAAGTTGGAATGACCCGCCAGTAGCCGAAGAACAAGGCCAACGCCACCATCCCGGTGAGTTTCCCAACTGCCGCTGCTTCGCTACTCCGGTCATCGACAACGTCGAAATCTAAAGGAGTGTTTGATGAACTCAATCACCAAGACCCGTTTGGCAAAAACCTGCGAGTACCATGAGGGGGTGTCCAAATACTACAAGAGCCTCGCCGGTCTGGGCGAGGAAGACCCGATCCCCGAGGAAGAGAAAGAGGAAAACGGCAGCAGCCTGGAGGGGCGTGTCACTGTCGATAGCGAGGAACCGGTGAACACCGGGACGCCTTCCGCGCCGCTCTACCCGCAACGCAGCGGTAGCCAGCAGACCGGCTTATCGGACGAGGAAAAGAAGGCCAAGCAGCGCAAGGACGATCTGACCTTGGCCAGAACGCACGCCGAAGTGGCGCGGCAGCTTCGTGCGGTGCTCGCCCGTCAGCCTACCGAACCGGCGATCCTTGTCGCCCAGCGCGAGCAGACCGTGCTGCGCGACCCGGCCTTTGACTTAAAGCCGGTCGCAGGCCGGATGCACTGAGATGGCAGTCAAAAAGGGTGGTGGTCAGGCTCCAAGACACGAAGAAAACATCACCATCGAGGTGGATCGGACAGCCGAATACAGCCACAACCTGAAGGAACTCACCTCCATCGAGATACTGGTTGGCATCCCCAGCGATGACGATCACCCGCATCTCGATGAGAAGGGGCAGGGCGCAAAAAACCCGCAGGAACCGCGCGATCCCGACACCATCGGCAACGCCACGCTCGGCTACATCCACGAGAATGGCAGCCCAATCAACAATGTGCCGCCGCGCCCGTGGCTACGACCCGGTGTCGCGGACTCGCAGCACCTCTGGCTGCCCTACATCAAACGCGCCGCCGAAGCCGCCTTGCGCGGCGAAGACAGCGAGATGATGCAGAACTTTCACCGCGCCGGGATGAACGCGGTGTCGGCGACCAAGGTGCGGATCGTCGCTGGTATCCAACCGCAACTGTCGCCCCGGACGGTTGCTGGGAGACAAGCCGCTCACCCCAGCCGCAAAGCGGCTGGGGCTGGTGATATGACACCGCTGGTCGATACGGCGCAGATGCTCAACAGCATCTCCTACGTCATCAAAGGCAAAGGTAGGTAAATGCCAACTCTTGATGTTTCTGACGCGTTCGATTCGTCGTTTATGGATACCATCGTCGTCCTGCGCCGTCAGGTGGTGATGGATCAAACCGGGCGCGGTCAGATCACCAAGACGACGCCGATGTCGATCCAGGCGGTGGTGGTCGCCGCCTCACCGGACGATTTGGCAAGGCTGCCCGAAGGCGAGCACATGAACAAGGCGATCTCGGTTTATTCGATGTCGCGGATTCAAGGCCCATCGCGTGACGAAGTCGGCATCTACACCCACCCGGACCAGATCCTATGGCACGGGTCGATCTACGTGGTGAACGTCCTTGAAGACTATTCGGGCTATGGGCGTGGCTTTGTTCACGCGATTGCGACCTCGGTCCAAAGCACCGATCCGCCACCCCCCTTTCCTAATACTTTGGGCCGTGCCTGAGAAAGAAGAGAGGTGGCCGGATGTCTCTGATCGTTCTGATCTTGATCATTTTTCTGGTGTTTGCGCTGGTTGGATCGGTGCCGCACTGGGGCTATTCGGGAGGTTGGGGTTACGGACCAAGCGGCGTGCTTGGGGTCATTCTGATCATTCTGGTGGTGCTGCTTCTGATGGGTAGGCTGTGACATGGCATTCGCCCCCGACAGCAGATACGCCGGCTGGCTGGCTCCGAAACCGCCGCCCGATCCGAACCCGGTCGATGACGACACTTGGGACGATTTCCTGCACGCAATGATCAGCGGGGTGACCGGGTTTGACCCGACTCTGGTACGCCCGCGCTGGCAACTCGAGCCGCCGCCGATCCCCGACATCAATGTCGATTGGGTAGCTTTTGGCATTACCGCCACAGCGGTCGATTGGCAGGGTGGTCAATACCACCGGCCCGATGGCGAAGGGGTCGATCTGTTTCAGCGGCAGGAAGAGAGCGACCTTCTGTGCTCGTTCTACGGTCCCCGCTGCCAATCGTGGGCTAGCCTGATGCGGGACGGATTGCAAATCCACCAGAACGTCGCGCTCCTGCGGCGCAACGCGGTGGCGATCATCGAAGCCCACTCGGTCAATGTGTCGCCGGAACTGTTTCGCCAGCAATGGCGCGACCGGGTCGATCTGAGTGTGCGCGTCCGCCGTGAGATCCGCCGCAACTACCCGGTCCTGAACCTGTTGCGGGCGAAGGGACCAATCACCGGTCAGACCAAGAGCGGTCAGATCTTCAATACCGATTACGACACCGACCGGGAAAAACCCGAAGAGCCGTAATCCTTCACTTGCCAAAAACCCCTACGGAGTAAACCCATATGCAGGGATTGAGCGTTTCGCGCGTGGTTGACGTGCAAGTCAATTTCGCGCCGCAAGCCGCGCCGCTGACGCGCTTTGATACCTTATTGGTGATGGGCGACTCGGCGGTGATCGATGCCGGTGAGGCGATCCGCGAATACAACTCGATGCAGGACGTAGCCGAGGATTTCGGCACGACCTCGCCGGAATACGGCGCGGCGGTGCTGTTCTTTGGCCAGATCCCACGACCGACCACGATGTATATCGGGACGTGGGCCAGGACTGCCATGAAAGGCCGACTGACCGGCGGGCCGCTGACCAGCTACGAGCAACTGATCAGCAACTGGACGACGGTCACCAGTGGCGCGTTTGGCGTGTCGATGAATGGTGCCCCGGTGACTCAGGTCACCGGTATCAACCTCGCCACCGCGACCAACCTGAACGGTGTCGCCAGCCGCATCCAGACCGCACTGCAAGCCGCTGGGGCGGGGTTTAGCGGGGTCACCTTCACTTGGGACGGGCGCAAGTTCCTGTGCAACAGCGGCACCGGAGGGGAAGCCTCGACGGTGGGGTACTTTGTCGCCCCGACCGCTGGCACCGATCTGTCGGCGCAACTGCACATGACCTTGGCGCTGGCGATGCGCAACGCC